AGTAAATGTAGAAGTTTGTGCTACAACTAAATCCTCACCTACATTTAAATTTTCACCAACACCAACACCACCAACAACTTGTAAAGCACCACTTGTAGAATTAGTAGATGATGTATTAGATTCTACCTTTGTAATACCACCAATGAATAATTTCTTAGCTATACCAACTCCACCTTGAACTTGTAAAGCACCGCTACTGGAATTAATTGCCTCTGTAACATTTTCAAATTTACCAACACCAGCAACATTTAAATTTTCACCAAGACCTGTACCACCAGTAACTACAAATGCTCCTGTTGAAGAAGATGAGGAAGTGGTAGAATCATTTATTCTACCTAAACCAGTAACATTTAAATTCTGACCAATACCTACACCACCAGTAACTACAAGAGCTCCGTTAGTTGGTACAGATGAACTAGCATTAGAACCAACATATAATTTTTTAGCAATAGCAACACCACCATCAATTATTACAGCACCATTACTAGAACTTGTTGCATCAGTATTATTATTAAAATTGGATATACCATCTACATCTAAAGTTTTTCTAAGATAGGTATTATGATGAACATCTAAACCTAATAATGGATCTGTAGTTCCAATACCTACAGAACCCAATCCAGTAACTGAAAAAGTATAATCACTCCCTAGACCGACTTGTAGTTGTGTTACAGGTAAAGTTGTACCAATACCAACATTGGTCATTCTATAGATACCAGTCTTAACTCCTACAAAATCACCTTCTACTCCCCATAAATCATTAGTGAATATTGTTGCTAAACCAGTTCCAGGTGATTGTTCTTGTGCAGTAGGAAGAAGAGTATCAGTTCCAGTACCAAAGCTATTTCGTTGGACAAAATTTAATTCAGTAAAAGTTTGAGCAGTACCAACTGATATTGGAACATATACACCTTCATCTAAAAGTTTAATACCATCCTGAGTAAGACTAGGAGGTGTAGGTTGCCATCTAATACCATTACCATCCCTCTTTAACCAATAACCTTCAAGACCAGGAGAACCAACAGAGTCGTAAATATTTCTAGAAATATGAGCACTACCCTCAATCTCAAGTTTTAATGGCCCTTGAAGAGATTCACTAAATTCAGAATTATCAACAATCCAATTTCCAAATATATTTGTTGTTCCAATTCCAACAGTACCACCAGTACTAACTAATATAGAAGATTCACTATCCAGTATCTGAATTAATTCTAGAGGAATGGTGGTTCCTATTCCTATTCTATTACTATATTTTTCTAAATCTGCACTTAATACTGTACCACCAATTCCAATCTCAAATCTTCGTGGTACAGTTAAATAATTTATATCTAAATTACCTTCAATATATACATCATCTCCAAATGCAGCTTCCCCTTTAACAAATGATGTTCCACCTACAGATAAATCATTCTCTATATTAATATTCTGAAAATTGTGACTATCAAATTCGTGGAATAAATCACCATAGATATAAACATTCTCAAATACTGAATTACCTATTTGATTAAAATCAGCATTCTGAGTCATTATAATCCCCCTCCACCAACAACTTTCTTTGCATCCATATCAACAAGATTTCCAGCAATAGAACTAATTATAGCACCCCAACTTAATTTTAAATGTATTGGTAAATTTCCTGTCGAACCATCAACTTCTATCTTAGTCGCACTTAGAGTAAGTGATTTAGTTCCATGTTTTGCTCTATCACCAATTTGGATAGAACTAGCTTTAAGGACTATTTTATCTGCTTCTAATATAATGGTATCAGACGCACCTAAAGTAATATTACCCTGCGTAGAATCAAGTTCAAGATTTCCAGTATGAGATATCATCTTGACACCAGGCGTATCATTACTTCCCAATTCACCACCCTGAATTAATAAATCTCCACCAGTATCAAATCTGGTATAATTTGTTTCGTGATGAGCTAAGGTAAAATTAGCACCTATATCATTAATACCTTTTATTGCAAAAGCTTCTGGCCCAAACGCACTTTGTTGGAGATTACCAGTCTCCAGATAAAGCTTTGGTCCAAATATGTCTAATTTTCTAGCATCTTGTGGTCCTGACATATTACTTACCTATACAATCAATAACTTGAACAACCTCACCTTGTGGTTTAATCTTACTCATTACAGGTCTCAAAATAGCACCTACTCCCGTTTCACTATTAATATTTAGTTCTGGTAATCCACTATATGGAATTTGTACCAATTGAGTTCCTCCAACAATTCTACCATTAGATATTATCAACTCAAAATTATCTAAAGTATCATCATCTGCATATGCCCTTCCAGCATTTTCGATAATAACCTTCTCAATGAATAAAGGAACTTCTTCGTCCTGTGCAGGATAATTTGTACCAGTAGAAATCATAGTAATACTGGTAATTTGACCATAAGTAGGAGATTTTGGATTCTTATCTACATGTGCCGTACCATATGCACCATAACCCTGATTACATTCATCATCAAATGCTATGACTGGATCACTGGTATATCCACCACCAGGATCTGTAATTTCAACACCTGCAATACTGGCAGTTCTCTTCACTGAAGCAAATATATCTTCCGTATCTATTCTTCTAATAAAATTACCAAGAATGGCACTACCAGCACCACCAGTTCCACCTCCACCAAAAATTTCTACAGTAGGACCACCACATGTGGGAGGATTTGAGGTATCACAAGGACTCATCCCTGCAGCTGCCGCAAGAGGACTTCCAAAAATATTCCATGCACCATACTTTTTCTCAAAATCGGTAAGAACACCAGATGCTAAACCACTGACACCACCAGATGCCAATTCACTAAGACCACTGGCAAGAGCACCAGCAGATGCCAGATCCTTAAGACCACTAGGAAGACCACCAGATGGTAAATTAGCAAGAGCACCAGATGCCAAATCCTTAAGACCACTTGGAATAGTGTTCGGAAGAGCACCAGATGCCACACTGGTTAATTTATTTGACAGTGCACTTGCACTTGCCATTTTAGAGAAATTGCCAATAGTACTGAGAGCATTGGCACCTTTTCTAGATCCTTTACCAATTATATACTTACTACTAGAAGGACAACTTGGTCTATCATCACAAGAACTAAAAGCATCTGCTTTTTTTAGAATATCCATACCACCACCTAATACACCTTTAATATCAAACTTAAATCCTACAGGCCCTAAAATATTAGAAATAGGTCCAAGTAAAGGTGTAATTTGATTATCAAGATCATTCATAATAGTATTATTAATAGCACCCATCAGTTCTTGTGTAGCACATGAAGGAACATTAGTTGTATTTTTAACTGCTGCAGTTAATAAATCGGTTAGACTATCAACCATTCCATCTTGAATTTTAGATCCGACACAAAATACTCTATCAAGCATTCCCATCACCTTAGGAGCAAGACTCATTTGATTGGCAACGACAGTTTTAAGTGCTGCTGTCATTGGATAAGCCTTACTTATTTTAGAAAATTCCATTGCCTTAAATGCAGCCATTCCATCACCAATAGATTTTGATAACTTATCATTTAATGATCCAGTTGCTTTATTAACAAAGACATTCATAGAACGGCTCATTACCTTTGCGGTATTTCTAATTTCACTTGTCATATCTAAGTTTAACCCAGATGCTAAACTACTGAAATTACCAACACTTACACTACTAAGTGCACCACTAAGTTCTCCAGTAGCAGCATCAAGTGCACCACTAAGTTCTCCAGTAGCAGCACTAAGTGCACCACTAAATTGGGCCGTGGGTATCGTCGGTATCTGAAACGCAGGTCCTTGAATCTTATTAAATAAATTAGTCATATGTGCTTCCATCTTATCAAAAGTAGTATCTCTACATGGATTAGGTGGAATAATTATTTTTCCAGTCGTATTAGAATCTGATTTATTACACTCTTCTGCTGCTCTTATAAAAGCCTTTCTTTTTTCCTGTTCTTCTTCAGAAAGTTCCTCTAAGGGTTTAGGATTTACATCTTTAAACTCATCAGGATATTTATCCTTATATTCTTCGATTACACCTTGTAATTTTTCATTGCGAGGATTTGCCTCTATTAAATCTTTTACTGCCTCACTAGTTTCTGCATCCATTTCTACAGGTGCAGATGTTTTCTCTACCTCAACTACTCTATCTAATTCTTCTGTTGGTACTTCTTCGGGTGTAGTAATTTGTTCTTTAAAACTTTGAGGATTATTTGCAACTCTATCTTCAAGGGCTTCCCTAATAACATTATTAAGTTCTGACGCTTCATTCTCAGCCTTCATTTGTGCCATGAGGGCCTTACCATCAACCTTCCTTGATGCATATACTCTTGTATCTCCATCTCCTTCAGTCCTCGAAGGAAAATCTTCAACAACCTCTATATTATCAAGGATCTCTTGTGATGATACAACATTTTGAGATTGATTTGCAACCGAATTAACAACAGGTGTTTCAGTTTCTCTTAATACAGTTCTATCAGATGTACCAGATCTTGCAGTATTTAAATCAGTTCGCAGATTATTAATCTTTTGGTAATTAAGAGTATTTTGACGATCTCTGGCATCCAAGGCAGCCCATTCCTCATTAGTCAATCCACCTTGTGGAAGATCAGGATCAATTCCTTTTGCCCTTAATTGTCTTTCTCGTATTGATGACATAATGATATCCTCTTAGTTAATATTTATTGACCATATTTTGCAACTTTTTCTGCATTAGATAGATTAATAAACGTATTATATTCCTCAAAAGAAACTACTTTACCATTAATATATGCAGTTCCAGTCTGTAGGTCAAACGAACCAGATACATTTTTTTGTCTTGTGAATGATTCTGTTCTAATCGAATCGTCACCTCTATTTAATTTTGGTGCAGTTCGTTCACCAGGATCCCCACTTACTCTATCTAATTGTGGTTCTGGATTTACTTCAGTATAAGTATCATCTCCTCCCCTATCTATCACAGGCTTAGGTTGGATATTATCAACATTTTCTACAGTATTTGTTGTATTAGGATTAGATGTAGTATTTAACCTACCTTGTGAATTGGAAATTTTAAGTTGCCTATTAAGTAGATTACGATCTCTGGAAGACAAGTTATTATATTCCTGATCAGTTAATCCACCTTGTAGTTGAGTGACATCGATTCCTTTCTTATTTAAGTATTTTTCTGCCATACTTACTTTTCGTTCAGAAGTTCCCCCTCTATCTAATTTTGGTGCAGTTCGTTCACCAGGATCCCCAGTTACTCTATCTATTACTGGTGCCGTTCTTTCACTCCCAACAGTATCGATAGGAGTACTATCAGTACTAGTTGGTACATTAACCATTTCATTAACATTACTACTTATTGGACCTAATATACCTGTACCACTCTTTTCTTTTGCTCTACTAAGATTCTCATTTAATCTTTCTGAAAGATCTGGAGATGCACCACTAATTGCACCACTAAATTTCTCACGAGCATCACTAAGTGCACCACTAAGTTCACCAGTAGCATCACTAAGTGCACCACTAAATTCACCACTAAGTTTATCACCAACACCACTAAGTTGATCACCAAGTTGATCACTAACTCCACTAAGTTTTTCACCTAAAGAATTTAATGCTTCTGGTTTAGGAATAGCACCTACAATTGGGTTATCAGGCAATCCACTTTTTAATAATCCTTCAATATTAGGTTTATTTTTAGTCTTTGGAGATGTAGTAGCTTTAGGACTACAGGGACCATGAGCTTCAGAACTTTCTTGTCTATCAAATAAACCAGCAGCGTGAGTTGATCCAACAAATCCACTTTTAGCTTCGAATCTACCTTTTCCATATTTAATACCTTCAGTTCTTCCTAAAACATTCATGATGACAGGATTTTGTCTCCTATCACCATCTAAGAATTTTCCCATAACAACATCTCCTTGTGATATTGCAGGAGGTTTTTGTCTATTTCCAGCACCACTTCCATCAGAAACCCCAAGAGCAACAATGGCAAAAACAATATCTTCATCTTTTATTGAGTTATCAGAAGGATGATTCCCCATGATTGCAACTCTATACCTCCAACCAAATCCAGCATCACCATTAATTTGATTTTTTTGAGACTTATATGGTAAAACCATACCAATCCATTCATTGGTACTCAATCCATAAAAGTCTAGATCAGATGTATTAGCCATTATTCTCTACCACCTCCCCCTTTTATCGAGATTAGTCAATCCACCTGTCATAAAATCAACAAATCCAGTAACACCTCTCATAAAACCTTGTGGTTTTTCCCCAGATGTATTTTTGGAAAAATGCAACCCATAAGAATCACGAATTAACGTCAATGAAGTAACCGACTTCTCTGCCTCAAAATAATGGCAAAGAGATTGAATTATATAATTACCACTTGCCTTTTGATCAGGCCCTTGTTCTTTCTTCTCAGTTATATCCTCAATCTCAAGACGTATAACATCTCCTGCTTCCAAATCAGTATTGCAAGGAATTGTTATAGAATGGGATTGAGAAAATAATAGATTATATCTGGTGGTTGCAGCAGCATAATAAAGTTCTGGACTATTATTTGGATCAATATTTTCTTTCTCACCACCAATATTTAACACAGCAGTCTGAACTCTATGAAATTTCTTACCTTCATTAAAATTTTCATCTAGAATACTTGGAACATCTGGTGTCTTACCTAAAGTGGAAAATTTAGGATTTTTAAATAATTTTGGTTCTGCTACTGTAATATCAATTTCAGTAAACGCATATGTTTGAGGATTAAAAAAGATAGTCTTATTCGCATACACACCAGATCTAATCTGTTTTGTAAGATTTTGATCTTTTTTTACAGTTAATGAATTTATTTTATAATCATTCTTATCATCCCTTGTTTGTTGTGATGCCTGAACCTTACCATCATAAAAATATGTTTTTGGATATGGTTTAGCATTAATAATACTATCTGCAGAAACATAATTAAAACCACTCTTAGTCTCAAATGCAAAATAACCAGGATTTGCCGTATTTTTAGGTATAGTCTGCTTTGCCAACATAGCAATCAAATCAAAAGGTCTCTTCGTCATTCCAGAAAATGAATAAGAATTACTAGAGTCATCAATATTAATTTTATCATCATCAAGTCCTAAATTGGATTTAACAATATTCTTTACAGATTCTGAAATTTTTCCTCTATAACATGCTGTAACTCTTTCTGTATTATTCACCCACCCAAGTTTTGATACCAATCTCAATTGAATAATTTCTGAATTGGATTTTTTATTTATTACCTGAACCTCATTGACATATAATCTCTTATAGGTATCCTTTTTAGATGAAAAATCTAAACCCTTTCCTATGGTATCTTTAATTTTAAAGAAAACTTCACAACCAACCTCAAGAGGAAGAGAAGTATGTAAAGAACCCGTTCTTTCTTGAGTATCTTCTTGAGATGTAGCAGCAGCAGATGTTGATATAATAGTTACTATACCAGTTACAAAAGGTGATAGTATATTTTCATAATAATAAATGTTTCCGACTCTAAATTGTGCCGAATAAATATCTACTTCATTTTTACCATCGGCAGATCTTATCTTAAAGACCTCATATATTGATGCTTGTCCTGACATTATGGTAACCTCTGATTTTCTGAGTTATTTGATGATGCAAGTGGATCAGGAGTTTCTAATGTACCACCAGCAGATCCTGTACTACTACCTGTAGACTTAGAAACTTCTATAGGAACAACAACAGTATTGACATTTTTCTTTTTACCATTACCCTTTAAATCCTGAGAAACCTTTTTAATTTTACTTATTGCAGTACTAGCAGATTGTAAAGGGAGTTTCCTTTTCTTCTTTTCACCACCCTCACCCTTCTTCTCACCGTTTACAAGACCTTTAGGAGTTACCCCTGAAAGAGGTGAAGACGATGCAGCAGAACTATCCGATCCACCTGCACCTCCTTCATCTTTAGGTTCAAGATCTGGGGTTTCGGTTTCTGGACTAGAAATTTCTGCTGTATCATTATCAGGTTCCTCTAAATCAACAGTCTCTTCTTCTGTTTCATTTATAACTAGTTCCTCACCATCCGCATTTACTGGAGTAAATTCTTGCTCTTCACCACCAACCTTCTTTTTAATTTTATCATTCTTATTATTACCAAAGACTTTAAGCAGTGGTTGTAAAATAAAGGTAACTGCCTTAAAAGCAATCTTAAGAACATTCCAAGCACCATCTAAAATTGGTTTTGCAACATCCCAAGCACTCTTTAAAGATTTTATGATTGTTGGCAATTTAGTCACAATCCATCCCATCACAAGAGATCCAAAAAAATTACCTATTCTAGCTCCAATAGGCATAACCATACCCTTTATATTTCCAAGTATAGATCTCATAGGACTTTTCTTACCATCCGTAGATTCGATTTTTTTCTCGGCAACTGCTCTTTCAGACTGTAAAAATTGACGACGCTGTAAGACTGCTTTTCTAAGTTTTAATCTATTTACAGTAGAAGTACGTTCGACTAAAACACTTCGAATATTTACAGCAGTAATCTTTAATTGTTTAGTTTGTGATATACTCATTAATCAGTTATCCCCACCTGCTCTTTTGTAAATGTCGTGTAAGTATTAGAAATATCTTCAGAATCAATATTAGGAGTAGATTCTCCACCAACATTCCCACCATTAACTGCAGCATCAGCTCTATCACCAAGTTTCACTGTATCCATAACCGTGGTCATGTCACCTTCCTCAGGAGGTGTTAGATCTGTAGACTGAACATCTTTACTGAAATCCATCTTAGATGCTTGATCAGCAACATTAGTATATTCACCAACAACTTGGTCAATCTCTGCATCCTTCTCATCTCCTTTACCTGTAGGTTTATTACCAAAAATCATATCATATATGGCACCACCCAACATATCACCACCCATACCTCCAAGCCAACCACCAAGAGCAGTTCCAACAAAAGGAATTGGAATTAATGTTCCAATAAGACCACCTATCCATAATCCTAAACCAGCACCAATTGCTTTAAATGCTGCTTTTCCTATGGGTTCTTTGAATACAAAAACATTTAAGGCAAAATCAATTAATGCTCCAATAAGTGGAATCTTCTTCACAACAGGACTAATAAATTTCTTTGCAAATTTTAAAAGTTGTTTAGTACCACCTTTACCAAGAACACCCGTTACTGTTTTTCTTACTAAATTTGTACCTGTTGACCTAGCAAATTTTCCACCTAAACCTTTAACTGCATCCTTACCAAATCTCTGCTGAGCCTTTTTAATACCATGTCTTCGTATATATCTCCTCATCGAGTTATTCACCTTTATCTTTGCCTTTTTAGACAGTCCACCAAGAGCAGATGGCTTCGGCAATAAAGTTTTCATCGCCTGACTCAGTAATAACTGAGGACCAAACATCATGCCAAGTAATCCAGGAACTATTAGTTTCGAACCATGCTTTTCTAAGAAATTAAATAATCCTTGCACTTTTCCTGCATTATTACTCATCCATTTAAGTGCTTTATTAGCAATCCATCCCTTTATTAGTGCACCAAAGAAAGCAAATATTTTACTAAAAATACCTTGCACTGGTTTAGTGACTTTATCAAATGCCCTTCCTACGGTACTGCTAATTTTCTTTACAGATTCTATCGAAGACTCTGCTTTAGTTCTCCTATTAGAATCAGTACCCTCTCTCATGGAGGATATGTCTGCCTTTTCTTGTGATATTCTATTAGCAAAATCCAGTGATAATGCATTACCAATATCCTGAAGTATAGAACTTACTTCTGCTAATGATTGATCATCCTTCCTTATCTCAAGAATTCTTTTAATAGTACTAATCTTTTTCTCATTATTAGTAACTCTTTTCTCTAATTCTTGAGGCATAAATGGACTAGAATCTGCACCTATTTTTGGATCTGATTTTTTAAATGGAGAAAGAGTATCATCTTTAATAACAATTTTCTTTTCTATAATAGTAACTCTTTTCTCTAATTTCTTTAAACGATTATCCTGCAAATCATCTCTTTTATTCCCTACCAAATCACTACTATCTTCAATATCAGGTTCTTTGGATACAAATGGACTAGAATCTGCACTTATTTTTAATTCTGATTTTTTAAATGGAACAAGAGCACCTCCAGTACCAATATTCATTCTGGATTTTCTAAATATTGCTTTTCTATCACCAGAAGATAAATACTCTCCAGACTCAGTTGTACCAGAACTCCATATTGGTTCTTTACTTACTTTACCAATACCACGACCCCCACCAATACCACGACCCCTACCAATACCACGACCCCTACCAATTCCTCCACCAATTCCTCCACCAATTCCTCCACGTCTAGCAAGTCTACCACCTCTTACAAGTTTACCACCACCTCTTGCTGCAATTCTGGTACCAGTTTTCGCCACCATAGACCCACCTCTCAGTAGGGTGGTTCCAACTTTTGATAGTATGCCTAACATTTTCTTTTATATACCTCCTTTTTGTTGATTCTTCAAGTTTTCTTCCTCAATGTACTGCTGAAGAAGTGAAACATAAACTTCTCTTTCCCAAGGTATCATGTTTTCTAACTCTGTTAGGCTATATTTATGATGTTGCATGAGGGCAAAATTTGTTTTGTAAAAATTTTCAAGAGTCTCATGGGCCATCGCTAACTGAAAAAAGATGCTAAACCCTCAAGTACTACTTCACTTTCAACCTTTGTTTCAGGATTAGTCACTTTAATATTATGAGATAACTTAGGCATAGTATTAAAAAAGTTTTCTATTTCTTTAAATTGCTTAGAATTCATAGACTCAACAAACTCTTTTAATTCTTTTTTTGTACATTCCGAAGCTTCCCATGCTTCATCTTGATTGTATACTTGTCCAATACAAGCCATGATAACTTCTAAAGATTGATCAACCTGACTATTCTCAGAATTAGTCTCAAAATTACTTTCAATAAATTGATTAAGAGATGGATAATTCATCTGAATAGACAACTGATCATCTAATTTAATAATATTAGTATGTTCTGGATCTTTATGAACCTTTATTGAATCAATGTCAATTTCCATTTGAACCTGTGTTCGTCCATCATCAGGACAGGTTACATTGACTTCGACAGTTTCACCAACAGATTTTGCACGAACATTTAAAAACAAATATTCTATATCAAAAGTTGATAGTTTATCAATCTTAATACCTCTACTTAGGATGCAAGTACTCAGAACATCTTTAATTGCACTAGTAATTTGTTTTGTATCTTCAGATTCCAATGCCATGATTAGAATCTTTTCTTCTCGAACTAAAAAAGGTCTATATTTAACTTTTTTACCACTAGAAGGTAATACCAACTCATAAGTAGGTGTAGAAATTTTTGGTAATGGCATAATAAATTATAACAATTCGTATAGTATATATGGACTTTATTTCTATTAATCAATTTATGGAAGTTCTACTTTTTAGAACATAACGGTCATATGCAAATTGAACCGTTACTTTTGTCAAATCAGCACCTCCATATTGCACAGGTATGGAAGTCATACCTTTAGGAAATGCATTTATAAATGTATATTCTAAGCTTTTATCACCAACTTCATCCTCATTTTTTCTCCTAAAAAAACTACGTTCAAATTTTGAAATTGTTAATACTCCACATTTATATCCACTCTTACCACCTACAGTAGGAGCGTCTGAAGATTCATTCATCGGATAATTAAATCTTTTAAAATAACCTGTATCTGTCTCTTTAGTTATTCCAGAGATAGGATTATTATCTCCAGAAATATAATCCATCCAACCTTCAAAGAATTTTAATGTATTATAATTCCGATCAACATAGAAAGTAAAATCACTGTCTATGTATATTCTTGTATGAGCAAACTGTTGATTAATGCCATGAAAATTATCTTTTACTTCTGATGTAGCAAATGAACTTGTAGGTAATGTAGCTTCCGAACACATTATTCCAATATTACTTCCATCAGCATAATTTTTAGGAACATCATAATATCCACCCAAGTATCCTTTCAACTCTGGGTTCATTCCAGATATATGAACCTGATATTGATTATTCAAAGACACCTTACTAATATCCATTTTAGTAAGTGTATTCATCTTAAATTTTTGAATAAGACCTGCCACTCTAAATACCTTATATTAATATTATATTATTATTTCTATTTAGATGTCTTATAAGGGTCGATATCAACCAAATAACCCATTAAAGTATAAAGGTAACTTTAGAAACATAATTTACCGTTCTTTATGGGAACTTAAGTTTATGAAATATTGTGATAGTAATCAAAATATTTTAGAATGGGGAAGTGAAGAATTTTTCCTTCCTTATAGATCACCATTAGATAATAAAGTCCATAGATACTTTCCAGACTTTTATATTAAAGTTAAAGAAAGCACTGGTCAAATAAAAAAATATATTATTGAAGTAAAACCAAAAAAACAGTGTATTGAACCAAAACCACAGAAAAAGAAAACACGAACATATATTTACGAAGTTCGTCAATATGCCCAAAATCAAGCAAAGTGGAAGGCAGCTGAAGAATATTGTCTTGATAGAGGATATGAATTTAAGATATTAACAGAAAAAGAATTAGGTATAACGAGATGAATCGTCTAAGCACTATAAGAGATAATTTAATAGGAACTGAAAGTCCAGATGACTTGATGATAGAACTAATGGATGCACTTGGGAGTAGTGAAGTATCAAGTCCAGATGTAGGAAAATTTTATATCTTTGTATATGCACCCAAAACTCCTAACCTTCGTTATGATCAAAATCCACTAGTTGCGGTAACAGATATATTCAGATGGGGTTTTCGTGGAATAAACTTTCATTGGGGTGAATTTCGCCAATATACATGGGAAGAAGTTATTGGCCAACTGTATGAAGTCAATTCAGAGGAGTTAAATGACCTTGATGCAATACCTTTTCAGAATATTCGTCTAAATAACTAAATAAGACATAATATCCTCTAGATATATGGCAGAAGAAAAAAGAAAGAAAAATTGGGCTCGAAGAGGACTTGAGAGAGTTGGTGGAGGTGCTGCTGATTTTGTTACTGGAGGATTAACAGACTTTGATAAAAGAGGAAAGGGTTTTCTTGATTGGACTGATCCTATAGGTGGTGGTAAAAATAAAAGATGGGAGACTAGAGAAGAAAAACTCCAAGCAAAACAAGAATCTATAGCAAAATCAATATTCAATGAATATAGTAAGAGACCACCAAAGATAGGTGCATCTGAAAATCTACCAGATGATCTAAGGTATCCATATAGCACCCTTGATAGTTCAATGGATTTCCTTAAATTTACAGTTTTTACATATAAAAGAAATAAGAATAGTATTAAGGGAAACAATCAAAGTAGTTACATTACAAGAGATGATACAACTTTAAGGGGGGATGAATTGGGAAGTATTATTCTTCCTATACCAGCACAACTTACTGATACCAATACTGCAAACTATGGTTCCAGTAATATGAACTTTATGCAAGAAGCAGGAATGGAGGCTGCTCAAGCTTTAATAGGACAAGAAGGGGGAACTAAGGCTGGACAAGCAATTAATAGAGTGGTTAAACAGTTAACTTCTCAAATGGGAAGTAAAGCAGTCAGTACTTTTTTTGCTTCACAAGCAGTTAATGCCTTGGGTGGAAATCTAAGTCCTGCTCAAGTTTTAGCAAGAGGAACTGGTGCCGTCATAAATCCAAATATGGAATTATTATTCTCAGGTCCATCATTGAGAAATTTTTCATATTCATTTAAAATGACACCAAGATTTCAGAAAGAAGCACATACAGTTAGAACTATTATTAAAGCATTCAAAAGAAATATGGCTCCTAAAGGTGCTAATGGAAGTTTCTTAAAAACACCTAATATATTTCAAATTCAATATATACATAATGGTGGGAATCATCCATATTTAAATAGAATAAAAATGTGTGCTCTGACAAATGTAGCAACAAATTATACGGGAGATGGAACATATGCGACCTATACTGATGGTGCACCAATTTCTATGGGATTAAATCTTACATTCTCAGAACTAACACCAATATACAATGAGGATTATGAAGATTATGAAACAGGAAAAGATGGAGTAGGTTACTAAAATGGGATATTTCAGAGAACTACCAAACGTAGAATATCAATCTTTTCTATCAGATAGTATTTCTTCTCAGAGTTACTTAGAGGTTAAGAACTTATTCAGAAGAAATAAATTACGTGATGATTTACAAAATATTTTTACAGTATTTGATAAGTATGAAATAATGGAAGGTGCAAGACCTGATACTGTGGCAGAGGAATTTTATGGTGACTCAGAATTAGATTGGGTTGTTCTTATAACTGCTGGTATTATTAATGTGAGAGATGAATGGCCTCTATCAAATAGTGAATTATATAATTACGCATATGGAATTCATGGAGATGACTTAAGTAATGTAAGATATTATGAAACAACCGAAGTTAAAGATTCCCTCGGAAGATTAATTCTCCCTAAAGGTAAAGTAGTAGATAGTGATTTTACAATACCAAAACCCGATACTTCAAATGAAGAATCGGCAACATTAAATCCTGTAATAGGTATTAGTAATTGGGAATATGAAATTATGAAAAACAATAAAAAATCATCAATATATTTACTCAAAATAAATTATTTACAACAATTCTTAAATGATATGAGAGATATTATGGTATATCAACAATCTTCTGAAAGGATTAATGATAAATTAATACGAACAGAAAATACAAGGGTTTCTATGCCAGTATAAAAAAAGGGGTCGTTTAAGACCCCTTTTTTTGTGTTATTCTGCAGCGAGTTGAGAGAAATACGATAATGCATCGTCTTCTTCTTCAGTTCCTGACCCAGTAGTAGCAGCAGTGACTAATTCTTCTGCTGAACCACGATCATTATCTTCATTAGATACTTCAGGATCTTGACGTACTTGTGCCTTGTTACCAAGAACATATTCAAGACGTTTCTTCAGTTCGTCATAAGACTTAAACTGATCTGCGGCAACAAACTCTTCTAAAGAATTTTCTTTCTTCCAGAGTGCTTCCATTGCATCATCATCATCCAATAGTGGAGATGTTGCAGTGAACTCAGAAGAGTCATAGTTACGATAACCAGCAACGTTCTTAGCCTTCAACTTGAAGTTAGCACCTTGCCAGAAATCAAATGGATCAATTGCTTCCTCATCCTCAAACTCAGGTTGCATTGCAGCAGTTAGTTTATCAAAGATTTTCTTGCCAAACTTGTACAAGAATACTTTACCTTCGTTCTCAGGATTAGCAGGATCCTTTACAACATAGATGTTACTAATGTATGTAAGTTTACGCTTCTGCTTACGTGCGGTCTCTTTACCTGCATCTGTTCCATTGTTCCATAGAGTAGTATTGTACTCAGAAACTGGATCTTTACCACCAAGAGTAGTAAGAGAGTTTTCGATGTACCATCCACCAGGCCCTTGGAAGGCATGGGAGTATAGTTTTACAAATGGTAGATCCTCACCATTAGGAGCAGGTAGAAAACGGATAACGGCATAACCATTACCTGATTTGTCACATTCTAATTTCCATAGACGGTCATCACCTGATGAACCGTTATTATTCATTTTTTCAACTTCCTTAACTAACTTTGCAGTTAAAGAACCTAGTTTTGATTGCTTTTTAAGATTAGCAAACGACATTTAGTTACCTCGGATTAATTCGGATTTGTTGGATTGGTTTTATTATAACAAAAGATTGATGATTAGTCAACAGCGTTTCTCATCTTTTCAATAGTTTTTTTCATAGAGTCAAATAAAATATTAACATCAGTTCCCTGTGGGTAACCCATTAAAGAGACTGACTTTTTCAATTGATCTCTTAATTGAATAGCTTCAGGATCATCCGAAAGGGATAACCTTGTGTACATCACACGCTGTTTATCTAATAAATCAATTAAGTCATCAATGTGTTCCTTTTTATCTTCACGAGACAATGAACTAAAAGAAAATACACTTCCGTATATCTCCTCTTGCAATTTATTAATTTCAGCTAGTTCTTCACGAACTATTTCAGACTCAAAAAAATCACTCATTTACAATTTCCCGTAAGATTGTTTTATATTGGAATACATTAATATTTATGAAAGGAATGTACTTTTTAATTTTTAAACTGACGGATTCCCACACTGGATCGTCTAACTTTTTATCAAAGTTTTTTCTGAAAGAAAAGACTTTTTCCAGTATCGTAAGCGTTTCTAGCGAAATCTCTCCACCCAGATATTTTTTGAGTAATGGGGGATGTCCTTTCGAACAATCGAATACTTCGTTCAAGTTTTTGTCCAATAGCAATTCGTTGAGTTGTTCTTTGAATAAGTACGTCAAACTCTGTTTCCGTCTCATCCACTCTGCGTAATTCCTTTCTCCAGAATTGATAATTTCTCCAATCCATAAGTTCTGCGGGTTATCAGTGTTTACAAAATTTGCTAAAAGGAAATTTAAAATCTCTTTATCAGAATATTTCCTAGAAGTTTTTTCGAACCAATACTTATCCTTTCTTTTATTAAAGGATGTCATAGTGGCACGAGATTTACCTCCATACTTAAAAAAGTCATACTTACGATTAGTAAAATGACTTTTCATTGAGAGATAAGTTTGATACGTTTCAAACGGTGTCACATTCATAAAGGAAGTTTTGCTCTTGATGTTTTTTTCATGAAGTTAAGTTCTTGTGCATCCCACTTTAATTTTTCTTTAAGTGGTTTAGAAACTAACTTTGTTACTGATTCTATCTCAAGACCATTAATATCACAATAGTGGCAGATAGCATCAATATAATTCATTTCTTCTTTAGAAACAATTGTTTCTATTTCTATAGCAAATTTTTGAGGAGTTAAGAATTTACTCTCTATTGCTTTTTCTAATTCTTTATTCGGTTCCATAGAGCTCCAATTTATCCCCAACAAATTTTCTAATATATTCTCCGAGGAGTTTGATATACTTTGCTTTGTCAGATTCTTCGTAGACGACACATTCACCATTTTCACAAGCCATGATAATTACAAGTTTTTTAATCGAAATATTTTTCATCTCATATAGCATACACCCATATGCCATTGCCTGAACAAAGTAATGTTCAATCCACTCACGTGGTTTAGGTTTTTTAGATGTTTTAAAGTCTATTATTGCTAGATCACCCTTATATTCTGCAATACAATCAACGGTTCCAGCAATTCCTAATTGCCTACTATATAGCGGACCTTCCAGAGAATAGATATTATCTATTTTATTAAGTGTACCCTTAGCAATCTTAAATAAGAACTCAGATATAGGGGGAACTTTGGGAAGGACTTCATCATTTTTTAGATAATGTTCTGTAAGAGTGTGCATATCAGTCCCACGGGTTGTAGCCGCTTTCGTGATTTTATCTGCTGTCTCATTACCTACCTTCTTTCTCCAGTTAACAAAGATTTCTTTATTAAAATGACTGGTTACAGAAGTAATAGAAACTAACTTAATTAATTCATCCTCTTCAGGAATAGAATAATAACGAACACCATCTATAGTCTCTCTTTTGAGAGGTTCAAGATTCAAATCAACATGATTAAACATTAAATACCCAATTCAATTTTAGCAGTAAGATATTCTTTGACTAATCCTGAACGAACTATATCATCAATACCAAACTCTATTATATCAAAAGATGGCATTTTACGCAAGATGTTCATAAAGTCAACAATACCATTACGATCATTAGTTTTAACTAAATCTGATTGACTGGCATCTCCACAAAACATAATTCTAGTATTTTCACCAACTCTGGTAATAATACTATCTAACTCATGAAAATTTAAATTCTGAAACTCATCTACTATCACAATAGAATTATCTAATGTAGTTCCACGAAGAAATGATGTACTCCAAAACTTAATAGTATCTTGGGCTTTAAGATTACCATAAAGCATCTCAAAGTCTGCATCAGAAGGCATTTGGAACATATACTTCACCATATTCTTATAAGGAATCTGATAAATATCTGCCTTATCTTCATGGTCACCAGGTAAGAATCCAATCTCTCTTGTAGCAACTAATGAACGAACCAAATAGATGTGCTCATAAGGTGTAGTATCACTCAGAACATCATTTATGGCATTATATAAGGATATAAAAGTTTTCCCCGTTCCTGCCACACCATAAGCAACTAAATGTTTACCATCTTTATAAGATTTAAAGAGTTGCTTTTGATTATCATTGAGAGGTTCTATATCTACCAAATAACCAGAACCAAGAGGTTTTTTCCTCTTCATCTGTTTGGAAGTCAAACCAACTCCAATAGGTTGTTCTGTATTTGCTCTTTTTCTTCTCGCCATTACAGTTTCTTTACGTTAGATCTTGGTGCTTTAGATGCCTTCTCAAGAACATCATTCCATCCAGGTTTAGTCTTACGTAACTTATCTCTCCAATCCCCTACTTCTGCTGCCATAGGGCAAGTAGAAGGATCTGACCAATCACGTTTCCACTCTGGATTATCATCACACCATTGAGACCACTCCATTACACTCATTTTTACTTCTTTTTGTTCACCAGTTTCTTTGTGAACCACAGGATATGTTGCCATTTCAATATAAGTTGTGTAATTTATTTAGACCCACTCAAGGGCTTCTGAGACAGAAGGGAACTGTTCGGTAAATACCTTTCTACATGCCTCTGCAATGTCCATATGCTCTTTTTGTGTTCCATGAGCAGATCTTAGATTAATATAATGTATCCAAGAACGACAAGAACCAGTCATATAGATTCTTGTAGGAGTTGCAAGTGGTAATACCATTCTAGCACATTCTTTAGCAACGCCCTGATTAAGCATTTGTTCATATAATGCCTTAGATGAACTAAAAAGAGTAATCATCTGTTTATTCAATTTTTCCACTATTTCAGGATCTAAGTCATCAGTCGAATTTTGACGATTTTTCAAATCTTGCTTACGAAGCTCTGGAAGGTCAATATCACCCAATGCAGTACTAGCAGCATATCTTTGAGAAAACTCCTGAAAC